TAATTAAACAAGTGAACCGTAAGAACATGGGAGCACGACTTAACTCACGTAAAGTTAAGCCGGTCTTCTTCCCTAACTTCTTCGGTGTAAAGCAGAAAGATTCTCTGAAATGGGAAACTTTGACCGGAGAGAAAGGTGCTCCTGTTATTGCAGACGTTATCAGCTTTGATTCTTCTGCACCGCAAAAGAAACGTGAAGTTGTAGGTAAGATGTCAGGTGATATCCCCAAGACTGCCGTTAAGCGTGGTATGAATGAAAGCGACTGGAACGAATACCGGCAACTTAGCCGTGATTGTGAAGGTGATTCGGATTTGAAATCTATCCTTGACCTCGCTTTCAAAGATCAGGACTTTGTATATAACGCTGTTCGTGGACGTTTTGAATGGTGGTGCATGCAGCTGATGTCTAAAGGTGGGTTCACTCTAAACTCAAGCAATAATAACGGTATTGTTACCGAGGAATTTGTTGGTTGTGGTATGAAGAATGAAAATAAAAAGGTTTCTGCTGCTGACTGGGCAAATGCAAACACTGCAGACGGATTGCAAGACATTGAAGATACAGTAGTTTCTGCCTCTGCTGATGGTGTTACCATTAAGTACGTAGTGATGCGTAAAGATCGATTTGCTTTATTGAAGAAACAGAAAGCCGTTATCGAGAAAGTTAAAGGCTGGATCAATCAGAAAGAAAAGCTGACTATCTCCAAGAAAGTTATCAATGAATATCTCTCTGCACAAGAGAATACAGAAGGTGTTCAAATTGTCTTAGTGAGCCCGGCTGTTCGTATTGAAGATGCTTCTCATAATCGCACTACGATCAATCCATGGGAAGCCGCTAATATCTGTTTTTTGGAAGATTTACAATGCGGTGACATCCAACATGGTCCTATTGCAGCGGAACATTCTGTCGAGTACAAGAAGAAAGCAACAACACTGAAAAAAGACTTTGTTTTTATCAGCAAGTGGTCTGAACTTGAACCGTTCAAAGAGTGGACTAAAGCAGAAGCTAATGCCATCCCGGTAGTCAACGATCCTGATGCAATGTATATCATGAAAACTGATGCCAAGGAATGGGCGGCCGATGAAGATACTGAAAAAACAGATGAAGAGTAAACTATAATGGCAACAATCAGAGAAACAATACTGGAATATCCATCTATTGGGGATATGGAAGGCTTCTTGGATAAGGTAGTCTTCGTTAGGCGGGGTATCAACCCCGAAACGGAATGTACTACTGAAAGCATGAAGCAAGTCGGTCTTTGTGTCGCTGATATGTATGCCATGATGGTAAACTCTCAAGATTTCAGTGAAAACAAGCTTTCTATCACTCATCCCCGTTCTTTCTATATTCAGACTGCAAAGCAACTGTACATAGAGAACGGGGAGCCGGAGAAAGCTGCTAAACTTGGGAAACGAATCATTATCAAAGGGAGAGCTGGCAACAGATGGTAAAACGGTATCCACATACAGCAATAGTTACTATTGAGGCTAACGGGCACTTAGTTAATGGTGAATGGGTTCCTGGGAAACCGGTTGAAATATCTGTCCCCGGACGCTACGACCCGGTAAGCGATGGAAGAATTGTTTTAAAACACAATTCGGCTGGTGATGAAACACAGGTACATGGCTATTTCTACTCCAAAATGCAACCGCCAGCAGATAGTAAGTTTTTGCGTTTGAAAGTTGCATCAAAGGGTATTGATGTACCGGTTATCTGTTGGGAACCTTATCAATCACATTCAATTATCAACGTATGAAAAACGGCATGACTCCCCTATTCACCTTTGATGAAATGGAACGCTGGTTCGACCATTTTCAAAGTAAAGCAGAAGATAAGATGCTTGTTTTCCTGCAAGCAGGAGGTGAAAAGTTTATCGAAGTAGCCCGCCGGAGTGGCTCATATAAAGACCAGACTGGTAATCTTCGTTCCTCTATCGGATATATAATAGCTAAAGACGGTGAAGTGGTTACAGAGAACTTCAAAGAAGGAGACAAAGGTACTGACAAGACCACCGGTAAGTACAAAGGTCGTAGGCTTGCAGAAGAAGTCTCTCTGTCGTATACTGGTGGTTATGTGTTAGTCGGTGTTGCAGGAATGGAATATGCGGCAGCCGTGGAAGCTAAAGGATATGAAGTCGTTTCAGGTGCTAACGCACAATGTGAGAAATATCTAAGGGATACGTTGAAATCTGTTTTTAGCAAGATTTGATTATGGATGAATTTGACGCTGTAGATATAGTTTATAATGCTGTGGCCGCTGCGGGCACCGATGTTGTGATTTACAAGGACAAATCGGAAGCAGGTGTTAATAGTGAGCATATTGTTATTAATCACCTGCAACTGAATGAACTTGACTTTATTAATAAAGTGCCTGTCAATATCAATATCTTCGTTCCCTTGAATGATAATGGAATGAACCAACGTCAACGAATGAAAGAATTAAAGCGTAAGGTGCGAAAATCGCTTGATTCAATCAATAGTAGTGACGGAGTATGTAAAGAAGTAACAGTTCTCTGGAGCGTTCCAATGCCTGAACTGAAAGAGGGCTTTGCTTGTACAAATATCAGATTAGAAATTTTAATAGATCAATAATTATGGCAGGAGAAGTTAGACCTATCGCTATGGGCGTAGGTGGAATTAAATTTGGAACAGTCGGTGACGGCGTTCCCGGTGCAGATCTCAAAGATTATCCCCTTCCGACCAAAGGAAGTGTTGCATTCAACTTTGCAGATCCCAAAGAAGTGAAGATTGAAGTAGAAGGTAGTGAAGAACCTTTTTATGTTGAACTTGTGAAAGATACGACAGATTATGTCGAGTTCTCCATCCCTACTCCATCAAATGAGGTTCTCAAAGAACTGGCAGGCGGTGAAGTAGATACAACAGGCGGAAAAAACATCTGGAAAAAGCCTCTTAATACTCCTTCTATTTCAAAAACGTTCCAGTGCGAAACATTACCTAAAAACGGTAAGAAGGTCGTTTATACCATCGTGAATGGTAAGATCGCCTCAAAGATTTCGCAGGCTCCCGGATCAGAACAAGCAGAGTTGTTGCTTGTTCGTGTATATATGCAAGCTGCTGTTACTGTAGACGGTAAGAGACAGACCGCTTTTATGCGCGAAGTAGTTACTATTGCCGAAGGCGGAGAAGCCCCAGCTAATGCAGCGAATGTCGAAAGCGGAGAAGCTGCTCCAAGTGGTGCGAAAAAATAATTAACGGTCCTGTATAGCTTAAGTTGGTTAGAGCGCTACATTTATTAAGTAGAGACCGGCGGTTCGATTCCGTCTACAGGAACAAACTATTGAAGGATGGAGCTGAAAGTATTGAAGGTTAGTTGCAAATAACCGGAAGTATTGCCCGGAAGTACAACGGGCTAGGCTCCTTGAGGAAATTATGAGTATAAAGAACTTATTTCAGCAAGAATCGGAATCTGTAACGGAGCAGCCTGTCAAGATTCCATTTGATTTTACTAACCGAGATTCTATTCCAAAAGGAAAGGATCCCGGTGATTGTATTGTAATAAAGCCTATCACTGTCCGGACATGGTTTAGAATTCGTCCGCTTCTCCTTGAAATTGAAAAGGAAGATATTGATAAAATGATTGTGAAAGATGGTGAGCTGAATGCTGATTTTCCAGAATTGATGAATAAATATGGAGGACTACTTCTCGATGTCGTTTGCCTGGGCATTCATAACAAGCCTAGTGATCCGCCGGCATGGTTTAAAAAAGCCCTCATTGACAATACGACATGGGAGGATATACGCATATTATTCAATGCAATCATATATCGCATAGGGTATCACCCTTTTTGTACCTCTATCACGATGCTTCGGAACGTGAGCCCGCTACGAGAGACGGAGATAATAGCCGCTCGGAAGAATCTGCAAAGTTGGAAGGATATAACCAAAGCAGATTCTTAGTTATTGCAAAAGAAGCTCTAGGATTAACGTTTAATCAGACGTTGGATAGTAGCTATGGATTAATAGAGATATTGCTTCAGGAGTACTCATTTGTGATGAGACAGCGTAATAAGACGACTGACGAAGACGGAAATGTTGAAGGGCAAGATTACGAGTGGGTAGAACTTCCCTCTTTCGATGATCCTAGTAAGACGGTCAGGATAAAGAAATATAATGATATTGTCGGAAAGGTCAAATGATAAGGTAATTTGCTACTGTGTTTATATATTAGGTTAACTGTTTTTTTATAAATTGGTTTAGAGTATTGCGATCCCTTGTATCTGTGAAGATATAGGGGATTATTTTTTAATCTCCTGAAGCTTCTGATTGAGAGATGTATTATCCCGCTGTAGATTCTCAATCAATCTTTTCTGATAAGCGAGCATCCCTTCAATTCTTCCTTCATCCTTGCCCTTCTTGTAAGCAGCATTGATTTCTTCTTCTGTGTAGTTCCTTTTATTCGCTACAGATACGTTCTCATTTTCCTTGGTCATGGCGCTAATGAATAGTAATTTATATATTATAGAAAAAGGCTATCTCTCCCCTATTCTTTCCGACCAAGGAACATAATCTATTGCAACGCATTAGGATTATGTAGCAAAGGGAATTGATAGCCTATATTGTGGTATAGTAGGCGAATCAACTCCCTAATACGTTGAAATAAAAATCGTTCCTTGGTCTTAGAACACTGCAA